ATTTAATAATGAAAAATATATTGATGATTGTTGCTTTGTAGATAACACAAACATAATCTATGGTATGCAAGGAAATTGGAGAATCACTAGCCAAGTACCAGTAGAAGAAAAGAAATATGTTAATTTACCACCTACAGTGGACAAATGGGCTGTATATGATATAAATGTAGCTCCAGTAAAGAAAAATGCTAAAGGTAGCTTAAATCCTATGAAATTTGGTGGATTATCTTATTATGTATATGAGTTTAGAGATAATGGAACAACTGCCGTAATTAAAACAGCAAATTATGGTAAAGTTAAGATATATATTCAAGGAACACCAGCTAAAATAACTACTAATCCAACTTATAAATATGGAAATTATTAATAAAAAAATGAGGTGATATTATTTATTCTTGGGAAATTGAAAACTTACTTAAATTAAAAAACTATTTACTTTCCAATGAAGAATATTTTAACTTATTTCTTACAAGTCCACAGATTAATCACGTACAATATTATAAAGATGGAGATTACTTCAATATGAGAACTGATGATAGATATGATTTTAATTTTAAGGTATACAGACTAAATAAAAATTATAAAAAACTAGGAAAAGACTCCTAGTTTTTATTTTATAAAAAATATATAAATATACTATTGACATACTAGTAATATTATAGTAAAATTATAATTGTAAAGGAGGTAAAGAGATGAACAAAGAAAAAGTTTGTTTTGTTCTTTCAAAGGAATTAAAAGACAAAATAAAAGAATTTTCAAATAAGAAAAATATTTCTCAAAATGCTCTTATTCGACTTGCTATTAGTGAATATATAGAAAGGAATGAATAAGATGACAAAAGAAGAATATCTAAATGAATTAAATAAGGCATTTGGTGATTTTAAGTTTTATGAAGATGGTCATTATTATGAATATAAAGGAAAAAAAGTTGGAATATCAGTTACAACATTTATTCATGAATATGCTAATGAATTTAATGAACAAGAAATGGCTGAAAGAGTTGCTACTAAAAATAATAAATCAGTTGAAGAAATATTAAATGATTGGCATTATAAAAGAGATTTTAGTTGTGAAAAGGGGACTACAGTACATGAGTACATTCAATCATTGTTTAGTGGTAATCAATATAGAAAACTAACTTTTGATGAAAGCAAAGAATATTTAGAAGCAGTTGATAAATGTCAAAGACAAGCAGATAATTTTTATAAAGATTATAAAGATAAATTAGAACATTTAATTGACGAACTTCCAATAGGTAGTCAAGATTATGACATATGCAGCTGTGTAGATCATTTATTTTATAATAGATTAACTGGTGGTTTAGTTTTGGTAGATTATAAAACCAATAAAGAGATGAGTGGCTATAATAAAAAGGCATATAAAAAAGCAATGAAATTTCCATTAAATAACTTAAATGACGATTCTTACAACCATTATAAAATTCAGTTATCTATTTATAAATTTTTAATAGAAAAATATACAAACATAAAAGTAGATGAAATGTTTATAGTTTACTTTACTGAAAATAATGAAACATATGAAATTGTAGATGTGCCTTATTTAGAAAAAAAAGTAAAAAATATTTTAGAATTAAGGAGGGCTAATAAAATGGCAAAGATGTTATTGGTTATGGGAGAACCTGCAAGTGGTAAAACTGTATCACTTCGTAATATTCCAAAAGATGAATTATATTACATAGACTGTGATAAAAAGGGGTTAAATTATAAAGGTTGGAAAAATGATTTTTGCGAAGAAAAAAAGAACTATTTTAAAAGTAATGAAGGAGAAAAAATATTGCAATGTATGATGGCTATCAGTCAAAAAAGAGAGGATATAAAATATATTGCAATAGATACTATCAACTCAATAATGATTGCTGATGAAATGAGAAGAAGCAAAGATAAAAACTATGATAAATGGGTAGATTTAGCAAGTTGTATATTTAATTTAATAAATATAGTTCCAGACTTAAGAGATGATCTAACAGTTATTTTTATAGGACATACACAAACTGATGATGAAGGATTTACAAGACTTCTTACAAATGGTAAAAAATTAAATAAGATAGGGCTTGAAAAATATTTTGACACAGTTTTAATTGCTAAAAATAATGATGGTAATTATGTATTTGAAACAACTTCACCAACTTCAACAGCTAGAGTTCCAATGGGAAGCTATGAAGGACAACAATACATTGAAAATGATTTATATGAAATAATTAAAGAATTAAAGGAATATTAAAATGCAAGATAAATGTTATACAGTTTATATGCACGTTTGTCCTAACAATAAAAAATATATTGGTATAACTAAACAATTGCCTGAAAAAAGATGGAAAGGTGGAGTTGGTTATAGAACACAAGAACATTTTAAAAGGGCAATAAAAAAATATGGTTGGAAGAATATAAAACACAAGATATTATTTACTAATTTAACAAAAGAAGAAGCATGTAACAAAGAAATTGAATTAATAAAAAAATATAAAAGTAATAATTACAAATATGGCTATAATGTATCTTCTGGTGGTGATGGTGCTAATGGCATTATTATAAGTGAAAAACAAAAACAAATATTAAGAAAAGCTCTAAAAGGAAATAAAAATGCTAAAGGATACAAACATACAAAAGAAGAATGTAAAAAAATGAGTTTAGCAAAATTAGGAAAGCCAAATATAAAATTGAGTAAACGTGTGTTATGTATAGAAACAAATAAAGAGTATCCAAGTGTAGCCGAAGCACGAAGGCAAACAAAAGTTAATCATATAGATCAAGTATGTCGTGGTCAAAGAAATTATGCTGGTACATTAAATGGTATAAAATTACACTGGAAATATTTATAAAATAGGAGGTAATAATGAAAAAACCTTTATCAAAATATCTAGTATATTTTAGTGAAAAAGAATTTTATGAAACAATGGCTGTAAGTGAAAAACAAGCTATAAGTAGAGTAAAACATCAAATGGGGTTGGCTGGTCATTATGATTATCATGATTATGAACCAATAAAAGTGGAAAAAATAGAAGTAAATTATTATAAAGAAGGAGAAATTTAAAATGTTAAATATTGATAAAAAAGTATGGGAAGAAACAGAAGTTAAAGAATTTGGAGAATATGAAGTATTAGAATTAGGAGGACATGCTTGTATAATCAGAAGTGCTGATAAATATACAGGACAAACTGGGAATGAAAGTTTAAGAATCCAAGTTGATATTGATACAACTGACAAACAAGCAGGATTTTTTCAAAAACAATTTGATAATGATACAAGAACTGATAAAAAATGGAGCAACGGAGCAACTAAATATTATTCATTAAAAGAAGAAAATTTAAGCATGTTAAAAGCATTTATCACAGCAGTTGAAAATAGTAATAATGGATTTAAGTTTGATATGGATGAAACTAAACTTAAAGGAAAGAAAATTGCTGGTGTATTTGGTTGGGAAGAATATGAAAAACAAGATGGAACAGTTGGAGTTGCAACTAAATTAACCCAAATACGTTCTTTAGATAAATTAAATGAAATTAAAATACCTAGAGTTAAAAAATTAGATGGTAGTTATGTTGACTATGAAGAATATAAAAATCACAAAGCAACAGCAAGTGCAGAAGAAATTTTCGGAGCTAGTATAGTTGAAACTGATTCAGAAATGCCATTTGAAATATAAAAAGTAAAGTAATGTAAAGCAACTGAAAAAGTTGCTTTTTTTGTGCAAAAAAACAAAATATTCATTGACATAAAATCAAAAAATATTTATAATTGAATTATACAAAGGTAAGGAGGAAAATTATGTATTTGTTAAAAGAAATCGATAAGATAAAAATAATAAATCAATCACAATTATCTATAAGAATTGGAATTGATAAAGCTACACTTAATAGAATATTTAAAAGAAAACAAAAATGTTCTAAATTAATAGCTTATGCAATTGTTAAGACTATTAATGAAAATGCTGAAATTGAAGATTATTTTGAAAAGGTTAAATAGAAAGGAGAATAAATATGAGTGAAAAAGAACTTTTTTCTGGACAAGTGTTTATTGACCTTTTCAAAATGAGCGAACTTGAAAGAATAGAACGTGAAAATCAACTTTTTATTGAAGCAAAAAGACTTGGTGTTGAAAAAAGATTTGAAAAAAATTTAAAAAAATACGAAAAATTATTTAATGAAAAAATTTTAATAGGGGATAATTTGAAATTAAAAAAATGTCCTTATAATATCGAAAATTATGATATGGGAAAATATATTTGTAATATGAATGGAATAACTGATAGTAAAAAAGATATTAAATTTTCTAGTTTTCCAATATTACCAGTTGAAAGATATATAAATCAAGATACTGGTAGAGAACGAATTAAAATTATATATTATAAAGATGATGAATGGCAAGAAAAAATTGTTTATAAAACTCAATTATCTATTAGTCAAAAATTATTACTATTAAGTGATTATGGAATAGGAGTAACTAGCGAAAATGTAAAAATGTATATTAATTATTTTCATGATATTTTAGCACTTAATAAAATACAAACTTTAGATAGTGTATCACATATTGGGTGGAAAGAAGATAATTTTATTCCGTATGATAGTCATGGAATTTTTGATGGAGCAGATGAATTTAGAAATATTTACAATGCTATCGGTAGTAAAGGTAATTATGAAAAATGGAAAACAACTATAAAAGAGTTAAGAAAACATAAAGTAATAAAACTACTTATGGCAACAACTTTAGCAAGTCCATTACTTGAAAAACTTAATTTACAACCTTATATGGTAAACTTATGGAGTTCTTTAAGTGGCAATGGTAAAACTTTATCTTGTATGGTTGCAATGAGTATTTGGGGTAATCCTGATATTGGAGCATTAAGATTATCTAGTAATAACACACAAAATTATTATTCGGTAGTTGCAAGTTTTATGAGAAATCTTACTTGTTATTTTGATGAATTGCAAATCGTAAAAAGAAGTAAATATTTAGACTTAGAAAGTTTAGTAATGGATCTCTGTAATGGAACTGAAAAAGGAAGATTGAATAAAAATAGTCAAGCAAAAGAAATAAAAATATGGTTCAATAACTTTTTATTTACTAGTAATGATGCTTTAGTTAAAGAAAATGCTGGAGAACAAGTTTATAATAGAGTTATTGATTTAGAAATAAATGAAAAAGTTATAACTAATGGTTATGAAATTGCAAAAATAGTAAAAGAAAATTATGGTTTTGCAGGTAGAGAATATATTAAATATATTCAACAAGTTGGATTTGACACCATTTTTAGCCGATTTAAGACGATTTTAAACGAAATAGTATCAACTACACCAGCAACAGATAAACAAGCCTCAGCACTAGCTTCTATACTATTAGCAAACGAATTAGCAAATGAATGTATATTTGATGATGATTATATTCTACAAATTGAAGATATTAAAGAATATATTAATGACAAAGACGAAATTAAAACATCAATAAGAGCAAAAGAATATATTATTAATATAATAAATGCTAATTGGAAAAAATTTGATGAAAATAATTATAATGAATGTTGGGGAATTAAAACTGAATGGTTATGTACTTTTAATATAGAAATTTTAAAAAGAGAACTTTTAAAAGGTGGTTTTGAATTTAATACAGTAAAAAAAGAATGGGCTGATATGGGTTTTTTAGAAAAAAATTCTCAAGGAAGATTTACTCATCAAACCACTGTTAGAAAAGAAAAAGGTAGCTATGTTAAATTAAAACTAACATAAAAACATACATTTTTTATAGAAAAACTACCCTAAAAATACGTCGAAAACGTTGATATATAAGGGAAACTTACAAACTTACGTTTTTTTCGGTATACACACACATATATATATTTTATAAAAAAATAATGTTTTTCTACACGTAGTATATATATAAAAAAAAGTTAGTTTTGTTAGTTTTGTTGATATATAAAGAAATAATAAAAAAAATACGTAAGTTTTATGTAAGTTTATGTAAGTTTATGTAAGTTTATAAATTAGGAGGTATATATATGAATAATTATCATGATTTAGAATGTTCTGTTTTATCTTGTTTATTAATTAATTCTGAATTAATGAAAACAACCGTACTTGAAGAAAAATATTTTGTACATTACAAACGTGTTTGGAAATTTATGAAGGCATTTTATAAAAAGTATAGAAAGTTTGAACCTGAATTAATGGTTGTAATGTGCAAAGACAAATATAAAATAGCCCAGTATATAATTATGTTATTAGAATACGAGCCAACTGCTTTGAATTTTGATTTATATGAAAGACAACTTATTGAATTATATGAGGAAAGCAAAAAAGAACAATGGTTAAGAAACAAAGTTATGGATCTTGCAAATGATTTTTATTTAAAAAATATTAATTCAAAAGAATTTTTAGATAAAGTAAATGAACTTTACAATGCAGCAGAAGAATTATTTAAAAATGATGATTAAGTATTGACTAATTATATAATTATATAATATAATACTTATAACAAGGGAGGTATGCGAATGGGAAAAATTTTAAGTATTAAAGAATATGAACGTATGACAGATGAATACGAAAAAGTTAAATACCAATGTAAAAAATGCGGACATAAGTCAGTAATACCACATTGGGTTGATAAAACAATTTGCAGTTGGTGTGGTAATTATGTTTTTAAAAGTGATAAAGATGAATTTGAATTTAGACTAAAGGAAAAGATAAAAAGGAGTAAAGATGATTAAATATTCAATTGAAAAAGTTAATGACTATTACGTGTTATACAAAAACGTAGAAACAAAACAAGGATTGTGTTCGGGTGGAATATATAGGGGTAAAAGAAAACAATGTGAAGAAGCATTAGAAACAATTAGAAAATGTAAAAAAATAGAGAGGTATGAAAATGGAAAATAAATTTTATTATAAATGTGACAGAGAATTAATGAACAAGGTAGCCGAGATAACTATGGTCGATTATGAAATGTGGAAAGAGTTTATTCCAATAGATAGTTTGGAAATAGCTTTAAAAGACTTGTTATGTGAATACAACAAAAAAATAGAAGAACTTGAAGATTTAAAACAAGAAATGGAAGATAATTACGAACCTAGAAAAATAGATCCGTATGATGAATTTGGAGTTAGTGAAAGAGATTTTAGTTAAAAGGAGTTACAGATGAGATTATACAGTAAAAATGAAAATTATAAATTATATCAAGGAAATATGTTAGATATGTTAGAAGTAATAGAATCTAATTCAATAGATTCAATAGTAACAGATCCACCTTATGAATTAAATTTTATGAATAAAGGCTGGGATAATTCAGGAATAGCTTTTCAAAAAGAAACATGGAAAAAATGTTATGAGGTATTAAAACCAGGTGGCTATTTATTAGCATTTGGTGGTAGTAGGACATTTCATAGAATAGCTTGTGCTATTGAAGATGCAGGGTTTGAAATAAGAGATACTATTATGTGGTTATATGGTTCAGGATTCCCAAAAAGTCAAAATATTGGAAAAATGTATGACAAAAAAATGGGAAATGATAGAGAAAAAATAGGAGAAACAAAAATAGGAAAAACATCTTTAGGGGATGGTTCTGGATGGGATACTTCTCAAAATATGAAAAATATAAAAGCAACAGGAAAAATTGATATAACAAAAGGAACTTCCAAATGGGAAGGTTGGGGTTCTTGTTTAAAACCTAGTTTTGAACCTATTATAGTAGCAAGAAAACCATTTAAAGGTAGTTTAGTAGATAATGTAATACAATATGGTGTTGGCGGAATAAACATTGATGAGTGTAGAGTTGGAGACGAAGAAAGATTTAGTCCTAAAGCAACTTTAGGCGATAGTGGCATTTATAATTGGAATAACGAAACTAATGAAAACGAAGAATATAAAGGAAAAATGGTTACAGGCCGTTTTCCAGCAAATACAATACTAACTTATGACGAAACTGATTTTGATGAAGTATGTGGTGGTTTTCCCAACACTAAATCAACCTATAATAAAGACAGTAA